ATTAAGAGGCAATTGCCAAGGGCAGTATTCATGTCACCAGACATCCGCTTGCCACGCGTTTTATAACGAATCCCGCGGGTTGTCACACCGCGGTTATCGAGCTGCCACCGAAGTAGATCCCGAAATTCGTCATTATTACACATGTCAAGGTATACAGAGTGCTCGATTTGCAACAGCTCACGTGAGACATGTTGATCAAAGCGACTCGCGTCTAGTGACACCACACACGGAGTACTGAAGCGTCTCATCTTCTGGACCAGGAGCTTTGCTCGACCGGCCTGTGAGAGGCCCTTACCGATCACACGTGTAGCTGGCAGAGTCCTGCCGTCACCATGTAACCTGTAAAGTGGGTGCTCGCAAGCTTTCAAGAACTTGCCAACAGCCACACAGTACTTTGGGTCGCGAAACTGAATCGCCCGGGGATCTGGGTTCACCTTGGACGGGTTCAATTTCTCGAACTTCACAAACATTTTGATACCGGCGCTTTTCTGGGTCAGTCCCTCAGCAAAAATGTCATCAGTTGCCCTACGGTACCTGGCGGCTTTGCCTCCAGAGTAGGAATTGGGCATCTCATACCATTCTTGCGGTGACACACGCGGCAGCAGCCGAGATATCATTCGCGCTTGCTTGCGAAGCTTTATCAATCCAGAGCTAGTCGGCTCTGGCACCGCCCCGAGGACGCGATTCCTCAGGGCGATGAATTGGTTACAACTACAGTCGTAATGCGCAAAGGGCAACCAGGAGCCGGGACACTCCAACCTGGTTATTCTAACCCATTTGCGCGTATGCTCATTATCCCTGATCGGTGGCCGGGCTGTGATGCCGCAACCGGCGGCGAGCTCTTTCGTCTCTTTGCCGCCGGCGCACAGCGCCGGTACGCGAACAGGGCACCGTCAAGCTTTGTCCATCCGAGCTCCGCTCGGTAGGACACCTTCCGTGCTCCAGCGGCCAATTTGGCGCATGGAACGCAGACGGTCGGGATCATCCCAGTAACGCAGTTGTGCCTCTTCAATCGGCGTGGGCGCCATAAGGGCCGCCGTAAGATTGGCTATCTGCGCGGTGGTATCTACCTCGCTCCAGGTGCGGTTAGAGGAGATCCATTGCCTTGCCAGGTAGTCCTGAGAGGAGGCCAGCAGCTTCGTCTTTGCCTGACGCGCCGTCAACCCCATCACATAGGCTAGGAGCTCTGGGTCCACGCACCATTCGCGCGCGACCCGATAAGTCTCCTTCCTGACATCTGGAAATGATGCCCGCTCGACGGGCCTCGGTCTGAGCCATAGCCCAAGCCCCAGCCACGCCATGACAACTCCGACCATGTGAAGGCGTGTGTCAGTGACGTCGATGCTAGGCGTGCCCAATGTGGCAAGCCAAGCAAGTGCACTCTGGCTGTGCTGGGCCGCAACGTAACCAAGGACAAGGAGCACCAATAGCACGAGCATCTTCCCCCAATGCCGTGCTGTGCTGTCGGCCTCCGCATCTTCCGATTGGAAGGGAGTGTAAGCGGGTGCCGGTACCTCCTTGTCCGTGATGTCCGAGAGCGAGCCTTGTGGTGCTGCAGCATCCTCCGCAGGTTCATCATGGTTAACTACTGTCCCATCACGGGATGGCTGGACAAAGTCCAGCGTAACCTGAAGTGAACCCGTAGCGAATGCTGCCGGCTCAGGGGAAGGGATGGGACCGGTGGCCCCAGCTTCATGGGAGTACTTGCAGTGGTCGCCCCACTTGCAGTAGCCTTTCTCCCGGAAGCTGTAGCACACCTGCCCCTCTCGAACGACCCCTCCCTCGGATCTGTTGCTCGGGCCTCGCCTGCCGACGATGGCCCGACGTTGTGGATTCCGCCCAGGATTTGACCTGGAGGTGGAACGGGAGCGGCCTCTTGAACGACCCCTCCGACCAGCGAACACGTTTTCGTCCGCTGGCCTGGGCAGGATTGCTCCTGCCCCACTGTCATCACTGACAGCAGTCTCACGTTGGCGACGGTCGTGAGACGCACTACTTAGGCGAGCAGTGCTAGCTCCACCACCATTGCTGGTAGTGGCCCCAATAACAACTGGGCTTGCGCCCGGCCCGCTGCCATCTCTGGCAACTGTCCCCTGAGGGGGGGACCTACCGCGTTGACGCGCGGTAGTTGTGGCACCATTGGTGCCCGGGTGGGAAGCGGTCT